GTTTTTTTTTTTTTTTTTTTAATAATCCCTCGCATAAGTCCAGTCATAAAGACACACAGGAAACCTGCCGAGGTGGACATAAGGAACTACATGTGCTTACACATGCAACCTCCAAAGTATAATATACTAAGAAAAGGAATGGAAATAGAAAAGAAAACCATAGTTCATATTTTGACAGCAAATTTGTATTTTGTTGTCAGATCCAAAGATCCGTGATACTTGAACATATCACGGTACATCTGAAGATCACTGTCTTTGAGCTTTGACCAGGATGTAGAATCCCCGTCGTACTCTGTTTGTAAGACAAAATGAAGATCACCTGTCGAATCGCCAGGACAAAAGAACATAATATAATTAGCCTCAGGAGTAACCAAAGTAACTCCTTCCTTGGCAATTGGAACGAAATCAGAACCCTTCCAAGAAACTTCAAGCGATTCTTCACCAATACCACTATCCTTTCGGGGTCGTGCTGGTGTTTGAGTTGTAGAAGAAACATCCTTAATCTCAGCGCTAGGCGCTATGTCGATTATTGAGGATGTACTTTGTCGTGTGGATTTCGAAGTAGAAGCAACAGCAGCGGTAGACGCTATAGCGGATTTGCTTTTACCTTTAGAACTAGTTGTTGACTGCAATAAAGCGGGCAATGCTGGCATTCGGATATTAGGCGCCGACAACGTCACCGAACTAGACGTTGTGGCATCTATTTTAAATTGGCCAAAGGCCTGTAGACAATACGGGGCGCGGAACGCTTCACATATATGTAGAGCATTACCCTCACCCCTTTTGACGCATACAAGTAGAACGTAGGTTCCATCGTATTAGCAGACACCGGCTTGATTTGATTATCAAGTAAGAGTGTAGCCGTCTGTGGGTTCGTCTGTTTGAAGTGATCATTAGTGGAACCGCTAGAAGCGTAGTTACCACCATGAGTCATTCCCATCATTGATGGGGCAACTGCCTCCTCGATGAAGCAGTAATTGTGTGCAACCTTTTGATTAGGACCCGTGAACGCATAGTTCACCTCAATCTTATGCATGATAACGTGTGCCGCATTCAGCAAATCGTCTTTGAGTAACGTCGCGATTTTGCTCTGCACGGTGTATTCAGTATCACCTTCAGAGTAATATGCAAAGCAATCTGTGTACGGATCGCTCGTAACGCTAGGAACATTGACAATTGAAGAGCTTGTGCCTGGTGCAGTGTTAGTCATCGGAGTAATAGACAGGATCATTTTGTCGTCGGGTATACCGCGTTATTTCTCCTGGTGTGTTGATCAACGGCGCCGCAATTGACTGCGCCCACTTGACAATTTCACCAATTTTACTGGTTGGCATCTCATAGACGTAGTTAGCGTCAGATAAGCCATTGAACCTTGAGAAATCTAGATTACGACCGAAACCTGCCTTCCTCCAATTCATGAACATCCACGTTTGCAATTTGTGACAGTCATACTCTGCTTCGGTCCATATATGGGCAGCAATAATTTCGCGTATTTTGCGATAATTACCATGCCAATGGTCAGCGTACCCTAACAAGATATCATCATGCTTACCTCGCTCGATCATAGCTAGGGTTCTCTGCAACAGGATAACGGGGTCTTTTGTGAGCACCGCTTGCATTGGTGCACCAGGTCCAGATTTATATGATTTCACGTTAAAGGAACAAAAGGATCCAACCTCGACTATTGTACGCTTTTCTTTGCAAAAGTCGAAAGTCTTGTATGTTTCCCATTCGTGTGAAACCATTGACGTAGGCGGACGAAGAAGATCATCACCAGACACAGCTATCGGAGTATTTGAAGGTAGGTTGAATTTGAAAATCTCCCTAGCCAACTCGAAGAAAGTGTTTGTGAAGTAGGTGCTTTGCTCACCCGACAATGTCATCAGGCCGAAAACCCATTTGCTATTCACGCTGTATGAGCATTTGAGGTTCTTGTAATAATCAATCAACGGCTCTGGCGCGCCATACCGCCTCATCAGCAACATTGTGAGCCACACTGCACCACCGCGTACAGTACCATCAAAGCCTGACATATCAAGTTCTTGATATTTCTCAAAAACCATGTATTGCTCAAACCAAGCCTCCATGTCGGCCAGATTTCTCTTAGCATGAACATAGCAATTGGGTGGCAAGTCAATAAGTATTTGCTCCAACATGAAGTCAAAGAAAGGCCCGAGCATGAACAAGCTTTCCTCATTTTGAATAAGGATTGGTTGCAACGGCCTTGTGACTTTGAATTCTGTGCTATTGATCTTCAATTGGTTTTTGAAAGACAAGAAACCAGTGTGGTCAGGCTCAGCTCTGCCTATACTCGCTTTCCTAAGATTGAGAGGCCTCTGCGCCCTTCGTTCTTGGTGTACTGCGGTATGATATTCCATTGCGTAATCATTGTACTGCCTGCGTTCATTCAGG